AAATCAAGTAGACAATAAATCAAAAGAAAAAGAAAATGATATTCCAGTTCGTTGGAAAGAGGCAACAACCCAAATGGATTATGGAATTGATGTTGATGCATCTACTGTTTTGTTATTCGGTGAAATCATGGATGGTTCTTTGTATGATATTATTACTCGCATTCGTGCTATAATGCACATGAGAAAAGAAGAACAAAAAAATGATCCAATAAATCTCATTATCAATTCCGATGGTGGTTCTGTTTATGAGGCATTAGGTATTATTGATTATATGCAAAGTCTTGATGTAAAAGTTAATACAATTTGTAGAGGTAGGGCAATGTCTGCTGCCGCTCTTATTCTTTGTGCAGGAACCGGTGTTCGTGCTGCTTCACAATACTCTACTATAATGTTCCATGAAATTAGTTCTGACATATATGGTAAATCATCGGATATGAAAGCAAACGTTCAACATATGGAAAAGTTAGAAGAAATACTTTTAGAGATATTAAAATCTAATTCAAACAAAGACGTAGAGTTTTGGAAAAATGTTACAATAAAAGATTATTATATTACCCCAAATGATGCAATGAATCTTGGAGTGATTGATGTAATAATTCCACCAAAACATAAGAGAGGGTAATATGATATTAACAATAATTGTATTATCAATATGTTTGGCAATTTCTATTTTTGTTAATGTAAACTTAACAAGAAAGTTTGAACAGTTAGATGAAATGGCACAGAATAGTGTTGATACTCTATTAGAAAATGAAAAGTTTTTAACAGAGTTAAGAAACAGAATAAGGTCACAACAATCCTATTTAAGACAATTAGATAGGATTGGTTCTTTTGAAGCCGATGATGAAACCGGATATTTTTTCAAAGAGATGAAAGATATTGTGAACGATATTTCAGTTTATTTTGGTGAAACTCCCGTAGATGATGAAAAAAGAAGTATATTAGAAAACCAAAAACAATCAGATGTTTCATTTCGGAGAGATTACTTATGAAACAGAAAAGAAGTCCTAAGAAACCAAATGTTTACTTTACGAAAGAAACAGAAAATGCAATAGTACAGTACAACCAAAGTGAAGACGATATAGAAAGAAATTTACTCTATACACAAAAAATCCATCCTGCATTTTACAAACTTGCAGAAATTATGATACATAGATTTAAGTTCTACAATTTTGACGTATCACACGAGGATGTTAAACATGAAGTAATTTCTTTTCTACATGAAAAGATTACCAAATATAAGGCAGAGAATGGAAAAGCATTTTCGTATTTCTCGATTGTTGCTAAAAATTATTTGATAGCAGAAAATAATAAAAATTACTATCATTACAAAAGAAGTCAAGATATTGATGTGATAGATATTGAAAGAAATATAATAAATGAAAAGATACGAGAAGATTTGATAGAAGAAAGAAGAGATTTTATAGACATATTTGTTAATGTTATGGAAAAAAATCTTGCTTTATTTTTCATAAAACAAAGAGACATACAAGTTGCAGACTCTATAATGTATTTGTTTAAGACAAGAGAAAACATTGAAAATTACAATAAAAAGGCAATTTACATATTAGTTAGAGAGAGAACAGGTGTTAGTTCACAATACATAACAAGTGTAATAACAAAAATAAAAAAAATATATTCTAAATTGTATTCCGAATACAAAAACGGAATTAACATTGAAAACCTTTCATGGTATCAATTACAAGACATTATTAACAAGTAACATATTTATAGACATGAAGTTTGATCAAGAGATATTCGGTAGTAAGAAATTTTCTGATTTGTTAAAAGACATATACGATAATCAGAAAAAGAAGGATCGTCAGATAAATTTACTTATTGCTGACTTAAAACCTATGTTGAATAACATAAGTGATGCAGCAATTTTGGTTCCGGCAATCAAGGATTTCATGGAAGTTGGTGTTAAGAATGATGAACACTTGGTCAAACTTGCTGCCGTTATACAAAGGGCAATGAATGAAAAAGGTGAAGAATCATCATCATTTTTAACGGATGATGAAAAAGAAGCCTTATTAAAAGGTATACAAGAAATTCAAGAAGAACAAGAGGATAATAAAATTGACAGGTCTGTTCAATACCCAAAAACTGATACTTGATGGTTTCGAGTATGAGTATTTTCCCGCTGAAGTTAAAGAGGTGGATTATACCGATAGAGACCCTCAACGGTTGTATAAAATCAAATGTACCTTAATAGGTGCATTTGGTTCTATGCCTACTGGAACAGTATTTGAAGCAAGACCATTAAACTCAAACATAAAACACATTCCTATTGCTGGCGAAGTTGTATTGATAACAAAATCAACCGGTGCATACGCAAATGCAATATCGCCATCACAAGATTATTACTACACATCTCCAGTATCAATACAAAGCAGTGTTCATCACAACGGTATTCCTGGAGTTACAAGAGTACCAACCAATAATACAGCCAGAGTTAGAAATCGAACAAATAGAGAAGATGCAATAGATGGTATACCTAATAATCCAAAAGATAGATTATTAACAGGTGATACCATAGATGGATTTTTTCCAGAAAGATTGGATGTATACCCAATACAACCATATCCAGGTGACATAATAATGGAAGGAAGGTGGGGTCAATCTATACGATTTGGTTCAACAGTTGATACTAGTAACTTATTTCCTGTATACCCACTTTGGTCAGAGGGTCTTGGTGCTACTGGAAATCCTATAACAATAATTTCAAATGGTACAAATCCAAAATTAAAAGGTTACAATAGATTTACTATTGAAAATCCAGATACAGATGATGCATCCATATGGCTAACATCTGGACAAACTTTAAGATTTAACCCTGCATCAAGATATTATCCATCAATCCGTTCTAAAAAAACAAATTCATATAGAAATACAAAATATGCTGGTAATCAAATTTTAATATCATCGGAAAGATTACTACTTAATGCAAGAGAAAACGAATTGATTGGATTTGCAAAGAGAGGTATAGGGTTTTCAACTGAAACTGCAATATCTCTTGATGCAAAAAATGTTGTTGAAATGGAAACAAAAAGAATAAATTTAGGATTAAATGCAGTATCACCTGCACTTCTTGGTGATAAAACTATGATTTGGTTAAAAGATTTATGTTCTGCACTTTCATCATTGGTAGATACTATTGTAAATGCTAAATACCCAACTGCAGTTGGTCCAACTTCTGGACCTCCATTGAATATGTCTACATTTTTAAGCATAGGTAGTGACATAGATACATTAAAGGATAAAGTAGAACAGTTAAAAAGTAATCTTGTTTTTCTAAATGAAAATAGTGGTGGACCAACACCGAAAGAAATACAGACATCAGAATCTGCAAGAGAAAGTGGAACGTATGAAGAACAAAAATCTATTACAGAACCTACTGATGTTGATGGTGATACTATCAATGAATGGGGTGAAGATTCTACATTAACAAACGAAGATGTATTTAACGCAGAAAATGATGATGCAATTTTACAAGACGATGATATTGATGATCCAATAATACCTTAATATAGAGAACTAAATGAGCACTGGTTTAGATGACATAGAAAGAGAAGAAAGTCCAGAAGAAACAATATACCGACTTACTATATTAGAAGGTGTTGCATTATCTGCCCAAGATAGATTGGATATTTTCAATGGAAAATATAGAAGAAGTACATCTAATGCAAATAATAATACACAAAATAATACTGGAAACGGTGATGTAAGTACACTTGCAAATTCAGATCCAACTCAACCACAATCTAATCCAAATACTTCTGGTGCTGCAACTATTACTGGATCTACACCACCGCCACCGCCACCTCCTCCTGTTGATTCAACTGGAACTTATACAATTTGGTTGCCAGTTGGGGAAAATAGACATGATAACTTGAATGCACATGAACCAATAGATTATAGAACATTTAAATTTGATAAATTTGAAGTCGAACACATCTATAAATTTTGTAAATGTGAAGGTGATCCAGAAGATGTTGCTTTTTTACGTGCTGAAGCGAGAATGGGGTTCATTCCATTGTCTGCGACTGCAGAAGATAGATACAATTATTTCGTTAAATTTCCACAAAGTCCTGATGCCTTTGATTCAGATGGAAATTATGCTCCTGATTTTAAATTTCCTTTTTGGTTTCTTAATCAAAAAAATAAAACAAAATATATTGGCGATGATAAATGTCCTGATGGGAAAAAAAGACTTACTGCAGATGGTGTCCAACTTGGAAAAGTCGGTGTAAATCAAGAACCACCGAAAGAAGTTTCCGCATCAACATCAACCATAACTTATGAAAAAGTTGAAATTCAACCAATAGAATATATCGGTCTTGATATTATCGATGATATGGGTACTAGATTTCCAAAAATTAAATCTTTAAAATTTCCACCTGTAATAATAGATTCAATAACTATTCCAACAGGAAGCAACGGTACAGTCGTTCTAGATGATATAGATATTGTTAGGGAACCATATGTTGTTGATGCTCAGACTGTACAAGGTAATCCACCTACACAAATTTACGATGATGTTCAATTAAAACCAATTACTTTTTTAAGTGATAAAATAAAAGTAAAGAATGATGTTCCAATTACTTTTAGATCAATAACATTTCCTACGGTGATAATAGATTCTATAACTAAGCCGGATGATATGCCGGAAAGTGCTGAGATAGGACCGATAGTAGTATCTGAAACACCAATAGTTCTTCCTGCTAGAGAGTATAACCAATTACCAGCAAATCCAACACAGGAAGAACAACCAGAGGAAGAAGAAGGTGTAAAGGGTGAAATAAAAAATGAAACTATAATACTAAAAAATGTTGAATTAAAAGTTCCAATTAGGAGCAAGGCACAAGGATTAAAATTTTGGAAAGTAATGACTAATCAACCAGAAATAGTTTTGGATGATCCAGCAAATGAACAACTTAAAATAACTGTTCCAAACATAATGATTCCAAATAATCCAAAAAAATCAAACATTTTAGATAAGATACAAACTGATAAACTTTCAATAAATAAGAGTTTAATAGATTATGTTCCAAATACAACAAATCCATCGGAAGTTGCTAAGGATAAATACATAATTTATACAATGCAAGGAAAAACTGTTCCAGATGTTGGTGACGTTTATTTGGATGATGATAATGGTGATACAATATATTATGGTGTAAATAAACCATATAGAGATAAAACACCAGTTCCTAATAATTTTGAATACTGTAAATGTAGTGGTGATGATGCAAACACTTCTGAATATAGAGGATATGCTAGATTGGGTCAAATGCTTGCAGGTTCATCAAATAAAAAATACTTCAAACAAGAAGTAAGAGATAGAATTTCAGGATTTCAAGGTCTTTATATCGGAGATGATAAATGTCCAGATGGTGAGACACAAATAACAAAAGGTACTGATCCTGATGTTGAAGTATATGAATTAAAACCCGATCAAGAAGAAATTATTAAATTTGAAGATGTAATCATTGATACCCAAAAAATAGTTAAGGAAGATCAGTCTGGACAATTTTCAAATTTAGATCCAGAAATTCTAAAAAATTTACCAGAAATTAAAGTAAATTTAATAGAAGTTCCTGTAATACTTGAAGGTGGTAAGGTAAAAAGTGGTACTAATAAAATTGAAGTTGATTTTGCTAAACTATCAGATAAATCAGTAGTAAGTGGTGAAAATATAACGGTTCCAAAAGAAACACCAAAAGAAGAAGAACAAAAAATAAATGTACCAAAACAATCAATATCAAAATCAGAACAAATTGCTGGTTCTTCAAAACAGAACAAAAATAAAAAGGGAAAAGGTAATGCAAAAACAAAAGGTAAAGCTGCAAAAACAAAAGAAGAAACAACTACTTTTAATCCAAATGAAGAAGCAGTAAAGATATTAAAAGGAAGATCAATACCATCTGCACCAGGAAAACCAGTTCCAACTACACTTAAAGGAAAAGGAACTATAAAAGGTGCAAATGGATTTTCACGTAATTATCACACTAAATTACAAACATTTGCAGACTGGCAATGGACATGGCCAATAAGTGCAAATTTCAAACCAGGATTTGATGTTTATGAACAAGGTGGTGATCAATGGGTAAAGGGTAATTCTAGACCATCCAACTTAGGTGTAAAAAAACCTTACTGGTGGCCTTATCTTAAAAACTGGAAAGTATCTCAACCGGAGTATTATTGGAACGGTGGTACTATACCAGAATTTATAGCTGGTGTTGGTCATAATATAATGTGGGACGAGCAATTTGCTCCATTTAGTTCAAAAGTTTACCATGACAAAAATCTAACACACACATTAAAAAATGATCTAACATATACTGTTATTGATGAAGAAACCAGAGAAAGAGTTACAGTTACTAAAAAAGCGGGTGATAAAATTTCACCACCTTTAAATTGGGACTGGATAATATGGAAAAATACACGAGGAGGTTGGGAGATACTAAAAGATGCTCCCGACAAAATCTATCCAAAAGATTATAGATACCCATATATGATTGCTGGTAGAAATTTGATAAGACAGTATATTCCATATGCTTTTAGTGCAGATTGGAAGAAGTTAGTATCAAAATTTAGACTTTCTAAAAAAGTAGATCCGTCAGGAGGTGAAAAAAATTCACTATATGGTGGACCTCTACCGGCAGATTATACACCAAGTTTATTAGATGTTGGTTTAATAATGAATTTTTTTCAATGTGGATATGTAAATAGATTTAAATTACCAACTGGTAATTTTCCACCACTTGCTGCATCCGGAACAGAACAACATTTAATGATGTTGGATAGTGTTCAAACCAAATGGGTTGCTGGTAATAAGGGCTATGATCCTATGATAGGAACATTTAATGGTGGAACATCTATTGTATTGAATTGGGCACATGAACCACATTGGTGTGGTATATCAACTGACTTTTTCTTACAAAAAGGTGGATTCAAAGAACAAGGAACAACTAGCGTAAAATCAAATGAATCCAATGTAATAAATGGTGGTGTTCCACTAAACAGACCTAGACTAGAAGAAACGATTGATGAACCTTGGGACATAGAAAAGTGGATTAAATTGGGTGGGGTTGGTGTTGGTATACGTGATAAATTCATAGAAGCATATAAAAAACACGGTTCAGAAAATTTTGAACACCCAATAACACGTGAGTATTTAAACCAATATGCTGAAAAGAAAGAGTCAAATAACATGACTGAAATAAACAGTATTTGGTTTATTGGTGGAATCCATTATGACGAGGCAAAAGGAGTTATGACACAACGTGGTCGTGATTTATTACGAATTGCAATAAATCCAGAATTTATAGATTGGCCGGCAGCAGTTGTATCACATACAGGACACGTTGAATCCGTTGCTTGTTTAGATGTTGATGGTGAATTATTTAGATTGGGTGGAAATACTAGCACAGGAAAAACAAATTATGGTAATGAGAATAATCATATGGGATTATACAGAACACATATATCTGCTTTTGGTGGTTATCCAGGTGGTGGTGCTAGAGGTGGTTTTGCACTAATTTCAAAACCAGATGGAGTTAGTGAAAAAAATAGAAAACATAGAGTTGGTGGAAAAGGAATTTCTTCTCCTTGGATAATAACACCTGTTATGCAAACATATTATGATTTTCTTGAAAATAATCCAGATCCAGAATATCCAGTTTTTAATAATTACCAGACTGCAATATACATAATGAATACAGTATTTAAATCAAATTTAAGATGAGGTTTATGATGGAAACGAAAAATTTTTTTAGTAAAATTCGTGCAATAATTCGAGAAGAAATAGAATATGCATTAGAAAAGAAATTATCTGAAAAGACAAAAAACAAAACTGATGTATCTGCAATAAATCATGGTATGGCGATTTACAAAGAACAACAATCTTCTAATAAAACGGTAAAACCAAAACAAAAAACACAAAAAACCGAATTTGGTTCTATACAAGAATTACTTGCTGAAACAAAAAGAAGTTTACAAGAAAGTTCTGAAATGGAAAATGAATTTAGATTTACTGCAGATATGGCAGAAGGATTTGGATATGAAAGAGGTTCAACGCCGATACCACAAGGTTATTCACAGGCAGACGTTCCGGTAGAAGTTATGACTGCATTAACACGAGATTATTCTGCTCTTATGAAAAAAATTGATGAAAAAAAGGGGAGATAAAAAATGGCATTAGTTAATTTTCCAAGAAGACAAACTGCACTTTCTAAGGATTTGCCAATACTTCAACCAAAAAGTTTACCAAACTTTGCAATAGGAGTAACTTATCCTTTTAATAATCCAAATGGAGTTTTTTATCAAAGTTATACAAATTATGATCAAGTATTAACAAATTTAAAACTTTTATTGTTTACTGGAAAAGGCGAAAGATACTTACAACCTGAATTTGGAACTGACTTAAAATGGATTTTATTTGAAAATATATCAAATGAAGAAGAATTTAAAGAGAAGATAACTGGAACAATAACTTCAGCAATATCCAGATGGTTAGTATATTTGAATGTGGTTAGTTGTGATGTAAAATTTAATGTGGATGAAAATGGAAACCCTAGTGATAATTCA